AGAGACCCCGCTGCCCCAAAGGACGCGGCGCGTACGGATTCGGGATTTGACATATTCGCATTTTTTGCATTTTAGGAGATACATGGCAGGCAAAGGTCCAGCACCAAAAGACGCAGACCAGCGCAGACGCAGAAACGCTGACCCAGTACCCACTCAGGTGGTCATACAGGACGGCATCTTGCGCGGCCCAGATCTGCCAGCTGGTTACCCTTGGCACTCGCAGACATTCCGTTGGTGGGACACATGGCGCAAGTCAGCGCAAGCTGCCACTTTCACAGACACTGACTGGGACTTTTTAATCGATACAGCCTTGTTGCACTCGTCCTATTGGAACGGTGACAACGTGGGAGCAGAATTGCGACTCCGAGTCGCTAAGTTTGGCGCTACACCTGAAGACAGAATGCGACTTCGGTTGCAGGTTGATGGTGAAGCAGAGGGGGCCAAATCTAACAAGACCCTATCTGACCAGCGACGAACTCGTTTGTTGAGAGTGGTGGGGGAACTTGACAAAGAAGAAACGACAACAGAGTAGCTTCATCTCACTCGGTTGGGACGCGATTGACTGGATTGAGACTTATCTAGTTCACGGCCCAGGCGACGTGCAAGGTGAGGCCATCAACTTAGACGATGAGCAAGCGGCTTTCATACTAAAAGCCTACGAACTGGACAAACATGGGCGGCGAGTTACACGACGAGCTTTCTTTTCTCGACCAAAAGGTCGTGCGAAGTCGGAGCTTGCTGGAATGCTCGTTTGCTTTGAGGCTCTCGGCCCTGCTCGCTTTGACCGTTGGGACGCCTTCGGCAATCCAATCGGACGCCCAGTTCAGTACCCGTTCATCAGGTGCCTAGCAACCGAAGAGTCACAGTCGGGCAACACATACGACAACGTGCGCTACATGCTCGAGCACATCAAAACGAACTTTGGCACTGAGTATCCAGGCATTGACGTCGGACTTACACGCACTTTTTTAAAAGGTGGCGGCGAAATCGTCCCATCAACAGCAGCATCAGCATCAAAAGACGGTGGAAAAGAGTCTTTTGCTGTTGCTGACGAAACACACCTCTATTCGAGCCCCGAGCTCAAGCGAATGCACGAAACCGTAAGGCGAAATCTCGCCAAGCGAAAGGCTGCAGACCCTTGGATGCTGGAGACTTCGACAATGTACTCGGTAGGCGAGGAATCAATCGCCGAACAGACGCACCGCTTATGGATTTCGATACAAGAAGGCCGCACAAAAAATCCAGGCCTGTTATTCGATCACAAGCAAGCGCCCGAGGTCCCCGACCTGCAGGACAGTGAGCAGCTTAAAAAAGCACTTGCTGTCGTGTATGGGCCCGCTTTTAAATGGCTAGACATTCCACGTCTAATGGCCGAAATACAAGACCCGATGACAAAAGCATCGGACGCAAGACGCTACTTTTTGAATCAGCCGTCCACAGACACCGACCGCTATATGAGCATCACAGCTTGGAACGCAGCGGCAGAGCCTGAGGAACTGGCAGAAGGCACCGAGGTCGTTCTCGGGTACGACGGTTCTCGCAAAGACGACGCCACAGTGCTCGTCGCTTGCAGAATTGAAGACGGCAAGATTTTTCAACTCGAGTGTTGGGAGCGACCACCTGGCCCTGCGGGCTACGGTTGGGAAGTTCCAAGAGTCGAAGTTGATGAAGCTGTTCGAATCGCATTCGCAAAGTACAAAGTTCACAAGATCTGGGCCGACCCTTCAGGTTGGCAGTCTTATTTGGACGCTTGGAACTCGACTTTTGCTGACAAAGTAGTTGCAGTTTATCCTTCCAGCCAGCGAAAGCTGATGGCACAAGGTCTTGATAGGTTCCTCGAGGACATTCTTGAAGGACGCCTAAAGCACAACGGCGCAGCAGAGCTTACAAGGCACGTGACAAACGCGGTACCAACTCGGTATGGTCAAGTCATGAAGCCTTCTCAGAGCCACAAGATCGACGGCTTAATCGCCGCAGTTCTCGCTTACCTAGGCCGCACCGAAGCTCTTGTCAATCCTGAGCCCGTTGCACCCAAAGTCACTTACCACACTATTCAAGTCTAGGAGAAACATGAAGCGTTTTGATTTTAGCGTTTTGGTCGAGATCACTGGCGTCGCGTTAGTGACTGTCGGACTTGCGTTGTTCTCTCCACCGATTGCATTAATCGCTCTCGGTTCATTCCTCGTTTGGGCTACAGAAAAGGCTGATTAATGACCGCTGGCATTTACAACACCACTATCGACCAAGGCTCAGTGTGGTCTGTCGTGTTGGTGTATACCGACTCAAACAACGCCCCTGTCAACTTGACTGGCTTCACAGCCGCCATGCAGCTTCGACAGAATTACAATTCTGACGTTGCAGATCTGACTTTGACCACCGCAAATGGTGGCATCACAATCGTCGGTGCTACAGGCACCATCACAATCAACGCCACAGCGACTCAAACAGGACTTCTTGACCCAGGCTTTTACGTTTATGACTTAGAATTGACATCGGGTTCCAACATCTCTCGCCTAATCCAAGGCCAGTTGACCGTAGCAGAGCAGGTGACACGATAATGGCCAATAAAGTCACAATCAACGAGACCAACAATACAGTTGAGATCTCAGCTCCAGGCCCACAGGGTTCACAAGGACCAACTGGTCCAACAGGCGCAACAGGCCCAGCTGGTGCTACAGGCGCAACAGGTCCAGTCGGTGCTACGGGTGCCACGGGTCCAACAGGTGCTACAGGCAACACAGGCCCGACAGGCGCAACTGGTTCAACAGGTCCAGTCGGTGCAACAGGCCCAACAGGAGCCACAGGACCAACAGGCCCAACAGGAGCCACAGGTCCACAAGGCATTCAAGGCGACACAGGCGCAACAGGGCCGACTGGCCCAGTTGGTGCAACTGGTCCCACAGGTTTAACAGGCGCAACTGGAGCCACAGGCCCAACAGGCGTCACAGGCGCAACTGGTCCACAAGGCATTCAAGGTGTGCAAGGCATTCAAGGCGAGACTGGTGCGACTGGCCCAATAGGCGACACTGGAGCAACAGGCCCAACAGGCGCAACAGGCGCAGCTTCAACGGTGCCTGGCCCAACAGGAGCGACTGGCCCTGCAGGTGCAACAGGTCCAACAGGCCCACAAGGTGAAGCCTCAACTGTACCTGGCCCAACTGGAGCCACAGGCCCAGCGGGTGCGACAGGTCCAACTGGCGCAACAGGACCTCAAGGAATCGAAGGCCCAACGGGCGCAACTGGTCCGCAGGGTGCGGCTGGTGCGAATGGCGGCTCTACTAGCTTATTCGACTACAACGCAGACACTTCGGCCACATCGGGCGACCCTGGCGCGGGCGACATACGCTGGAACAATGCTACGCAGATCAATGCCACAACGTTGTTTATTGACCATTTAGACATAAATAGCAACGACATTGACGTTTTTATTGCCCTGCTTAAAGCAGACGATTTTATCATCGTTCAAGATCGAAATGTTCACACTAACTTTCAGAAGTTTAAAGTCACAGCGGCAGCGACCATTCTTGGTGGCTACAGCAGCGTCCCAGTAGTTCTAGACTCCTCAGGCGGCACTGGCACGACCAACTTCAGCAATTTCGAAGCTCTTGCGTTATTGCTCATCAATGTCGGTCTTACAGGTGCGACTGGTCCAATCGGTCCGACAGGCCCACAAGGCGCAACTGGAGCAACTGGCCCTGCAGGCGCGACTGGAGCAACAGGCCCACAAGGTGAAGCAGGCCCAACTGGAGCAACAGGTCCAGCGGGCGCGAATGGCGCAACTGGGGCAACAGGTCCACAAGGCGAGATTGGCGCGACAGGCCCAACAGGCGCAGTCGGAGCTACAGGTCCAGTCGGCGCTACAGGCGCAACTGGCCCACAAGGTATTCAAGGAATCCAAGGCGTTCAAGGAATCCAAGGTGAAACTGGGGCGACAGGCCCAACAGGCCCAGCTGGGGCTACAGGTCAAGCAGGAGCCACAGGTCCTGAAGGTGCCACAGGCGCAACTGGCCCACAAGGAATCCAAGGCGGTGTCGGCGCTACTGGTCCTACAGGCCCAGCTGGAGCAACAGGTCCTGCGGGTGCGACAGGAGCAACTGGTCCACAAGGAATCCAAGGTGACACAGGGGCAACAGGCCCAAGCGGCGCAACAGGTCCGAGCGGCCCAAGCGGTGCAACAGGTCCAAGCGGCTCAACTGGTCCAACAGGAGCCACGGGTCCACAAGGTGGCGACAACCCAGTTGTTGACTACATCGACGGTGGGGCAAACGCTGCTGGCATTACTGGCGACGTGATCTACAACGCGGGGCTATCCAACGCAAGCAGTTGGACATACACCATCGACGCAGGCGCGTCGGTAACAACCTTCTAACAAAGAGAGAAAGAAGCCAACATGACAGCAAGACTCCAAAACCGCCGAGATACGGCAGCAAACTGGACATCTAATAACCCAACCCTTGCTGCAGGCGAAATCGGCTACGAAACCGACACCACGAAGTTCAAGATCGGCGACGGCGCAACTGCTTGGAGCTCTCTTGCTTATGCTTATGCCGCAGGTGCTACAGGCCCAACAGGCGCAACTGGCTCGACTGGAGCTACAGGCCCAACAGGCGCAACTGGAGCTACAGGCCCAACAGGTGCCACAGGTGCCACAGGCCCAACTGGCGCAACAGGTCTAACAGGCGACACTGGACCAACAGGAGCAACGGGTCCTGAAGGCGCAACGGGCCCAGCTGGAGCAACGGGCCCAGCTGGAGCAACTGGTCCAACAGGCGCCACTGGTGCAACAGGTCCAACAGGTGCAACTGGTCCTCAGGGTGCCAACCCAGCAACTAGTTTCAACCAGCAAACTGGAACGACTTACACTTTGGTCTTGGCAGATGACTCAAAAGGCGTTGAACTCAGCAACACTGGAGCTATCACCTTGACAGTTCCACTTAACAGCTCTGTTGCATTTCCAATCGGTGCCCAGATCACTTTAGTCCAAACCAACACGGGTCAAGTCACAGTCGTTGGCGCTGGTGGTGTAACTGTTAATGCAACGCCTGGCCTAAAACTGCGTGCGCAGTGGTCGTCTGCAACTTTGTTGCAACGCGCAACAAACTCATGGCTTCTTATTGGAGACACAACACCATAATGGCTCTACAACCGTACGCCTCAAACTCAGCTGCTGCGATGCACGGTGCGTTGGTTCCAATTGCAAGCACTACTATTAGCGGAAGTTCGACTTCTGCGTTTTCCTTTACATCCATTCCTCAAACGTATCAAGATTTAAGATTAGTAATTACAACACGCAGTGCTCAACCAGGAAATAATTTAGCGGTTTTTTACCTCTGGGCTAACGGTGATGAAAGCAGTGCTACTGGTCTTTACTCAGCAACAAACCTTCAGGGTGATGGAACAAGCGCAACAAGTTCAAGACAAACAAGCCAAAATCAAGCAATTATTGGATTCTCTGTAAACAATGGCGCAACAAGCGGTATTTTTGCAAGCAACACTATTGACATTTTGAATTACACAAATACTACAACTTTCAAAACATCTCTTTCAAGAAGTGCAGGTGACTTAAATGGCAGTGGAGCGACATTGCTGGTAGCGGCTCTTCGTCGTTCGACATCTGCTATTACATCTTTGTATTTTCGAGCAGATGGTGGTTATGCACAAATCGCTGGAGCAACTGCAACCCTCTACGGAATCAGAACGGTAGGTCAATAATATGTCTATGTTTGTTATTGCAAGCATCGATATGAATAGTGGTGCAGCGGCCAGTTTTAACTTTGCCAACATTCCTTCTACTTTTACCCATTTGCAATTGCGTTGTTTTGTTAGAGCCACATCATCACAGTCAACTCCATACGATTTGACTTTAACGGTCAATGGGGCAAACCCTACTCAGTTTGCGTACCATCAAGTAAGAGGCGATGGAGCAAGCGCGACCAGCGCAAACCTTACATCTGATAATGTCCTTCGTGTTCCTCTTGCAGTTCCAGACGCATTCCATACAGCAAATGTATTCGGTAGTGTGGTTATTGACATACTGGATTATGCCAATACAAACAAGAATAAAACACTGCGAGCAACTTTCGGTTGGGATAACAATAGCGGTTCGAGCCCTTCTGCAGGGTGGGCTGGTCTGACTAGCTCTGCGTGGTTCAATACAAATGCAATTAACCGTTTAGAGTTAGCAACTTTTGGCAATTTTTCACAGTATAGTCGTGTAGACCTTTACGGCATCTCTACTTCTAATGTGACAGGAGCTTAAGCAATGTCTGTATTCTTACAACCGATTTATACGCAAACCGTCGGCAGCGGTGGGGCTTCAAATGTAGTTTTTAATAATATTCCACAAACTTTTACTGATCTTGTGTGTCTTATTTCAGCGCGGGGTGTTTACCAGGGGGATGCTGACGCGTATATGTGGTTTAACGGCTCGCAAGGCACCGCATACTCATGGACAAAAATGCAAGGTAATGGAAGCAGCGTGCCTACTTACCGAGGAAGCAATGCTGATGTACTCTCACCTTGGACGTTAAAGGGTGATGGAACCGCTAACACTTTTGGCAATGCACAAATCTACATTCCTTATTATACTTCGTCTGTGTTCAAACAAACAATCTCTGATTCAGTAATGGAAAACAACGCTAGTGTTGGTTTTACAACCATGGCTGCTGGTGTATGGCGTAATAATTCTGCCATAACGTCTGTTCATTTCACTGTTTTTCAAGGATTTACCCAAAACTCAACTTTCACTCTCTACGGAATCACGAAAGGCTAAACAATGAGCAAAGTAATAGAGGTTGACTGTTCAACAGGCATCTCAACCGAGCGCGACATGACCGAGGCTGAACTTGCAGCGCATACCGAAATGCAAGAGCAAGCTATAGCGCGGCGTGCTTTAGAAGAAGAAACAGCCGCAGCCAAAGCCGCAGCAAAGGCTTCAGCTGAAGCGAAACTCGCAGCGCTTGGCTTAACAGCAGACGAAATCGCAGCACTCTAGTGAACAAGGTCGGGGGACCAATGAGATTTCACGTTGTATCGCTTCCACATACAAATACCACTAAAGACTTCACAAGTTGCGCATTCACTGAAAAAGTGCGGCGCTTCTGCATCATGATGACAAACCTCGGCCATGAGGTCGTTCTTTATGCTGGCGAGGAAAACGAAGCACCAGTGGCAGAACTCGTCACTTGTATCAACGAGAAGCAACGAGCTGCTGCAACTGCAGGCGGTCATTACACGACGGCTTCATTTGACACGACACTGCCGCACTGGCAGGTCTTTAATGCAAACGTCGTTCGCGAGATGACCACAAGGCTTCAACCAAAAGATTTCATCTGTTTAATCGGCGGCTACGCACACAAGCCAATCGCAGACGCTTTCCCCGACCACATGTCGGTGGAGTTTGGCATCGGCTATGGTGGCACATTCGCACGATACCGCGTTTTCGAGTCCTACGCATGGATGCACTCGGTCTATGCAGGGCACAAGAACCCGACAACCGTAGATGGCAACTTCTTTGATGGGGTTATCAACGGCTACCTTGAACCCGAAATGTTCCCAGCTGGCAAAGGCGACGGCGACTACTACTTTTTTATTGGCAGGCTGATCGAGCGAAAAGGTTACAACATCGCGCAAGAAGTCTGCGAGCGCCTCGGCAAGAGGCTCATAATCGCTGGCCCTGGCCAACCAAATGGCGGCTATGGCGAGTTCATCGGCAACATCGGCCCCCAAAAACGGGCAGAGTTGATGGGTGGCGCGGTTGCGTTGTTTGCGCCGACCACCTATATTGAGCCTTTCGGCAATATTGTGGTCGAAGCTCAGGCTTGCGGCACTCCGACAATCACCACCGATTGGGGCGCCTTTACTGAGACCAACGTTCACGGAGTAACTGGCTTCAGGTGCCGCACACTTGCAGACTTCATGAAAGCGGCAGAGGACGTCAAGTCTTTGAACCGCAAAGAGATCAGAAAGCAAGCAATCGAGAAATACTCACTCGAGGCTATTGCACCAAAATACCAAGACTACTTTGAGCGGCTGTTGACCCTTTGGGACGACGGCTGGTATCAACTAAGCAAAGAAAAGGCTGGCAAATGAGCTTATCGAAAAGACTGCGAGCAGCAGGCGAGCAACGCGCTCAGAACATGTTCATGGAGCCGCTTATCCCATCACGACCAGCCTATGCGACTCCAGCTGGTGTTGATGTTAATGCTGAGTCTGCGATTCGCATGTCCACCGTTTACGCTTGTGTTCGCCTTTTGGGCGACACCATCTCATCTTTGCCGCTTGGCGCTTACGTTCGCCGCGGCCGCAACCGAATCCCGTACGCCGCAGTCTACGGCGAGCAACCAGCTTGGGTGAACAAGCCAAACCCAGACTGCACCCGCTTGGATTTCTACGAGCAAGTGATCTCGTCTTTAAACTTACACGGCAACGCCTTTATTGTCACAGTGCGCGACGACCTTGGCGACGTAGTTGAACTCTACGCTGTGAACCCACTGAATGTTCGTATTCGACGTCCCGACCCAAATGCAGAAGTTATTTACGAAGTAACTATCGGCATTCAACCAGGCGGCGTGGTATATGAGGACATGCAGTCTGTGACGCAAGAAGTCAAGACCATGATATTGACCAAGCGCGAGATGCTCCATATTCCGATGTTTAAACTCCCAGGCCAGCTATTAGGTCTTGGTCCAATCGGCGCGGCTCGCATTACTCTAGGCTCTGCGATGGCAGCCGAGGTTTACGCAGCTAGCTACTTTGGCAACGCTGCTAACCCTGGCGGTGTCATTGAAGCCCCAACCGAGTTGACCGAGGAACAGATCTCGGACATCGCTCGCAACTGGAACCTCTCACACTCAGGCCCTTACCGCGCTGGCAAGCTCGGTGTTCTGACTGGTGGCGCTTCATTCAAGCCGCTGACACTTAACGCCGCCGACGCTCAACTTCTTGAAGTACGTAGGTTCGGCGTTGAAGAGATTGCGCGAATATTCCGCGTCCCGATCTCACTCCTTGGCCACCCAGTGGCTGGAGCCATGAGCTTTGCATCAGTTGAAGCTCAGAACCTGTCTTTCGTGCAACACTCACTGCGCCCGCTTCTCGAGCGTTTAGAGCAAGCACTCTCACCACTTTTGCCCGAGCCTGATGGTTTCATCAAGTTCAACCTTGACGCGCTACTTCGCGGCACCACACTCGAGCGCTACGAGGCTTACACCAAAGGACTTAACGAGGGCTTCTTGTCACTCAATGACGTTAGAGCCGTTGAAGACCTGAGCCCACTGGGCGAAGCTGGAGATCAGTACCGAGTTCCACTGCAAAACATTGACGCGTCTGACGCAAAAGACGTCGGTTTGAAGTTGCGTACCGAAATCGCTACCAACTTGATTCAAGTCGGCTTCGAGCCGAAATCAGTGCTTGAAGCGGTTGGTTTGCCGCCCATGGACCACACGGGTGTTCCAACTGGCCAGTTGCAGCAAGTCTCAACGATTGACCCTGAAGACCCACTTGCGGTCTATGAGGTTAAATAATGCCATATTACATTTCGGACCAACAGAGCGACTGCTCAAACTGGGCAACTGTAATGCAAGAATCAGACGGCAGCTACACAACAATAGGCTGCCACGACAACAAACAAGACGCGATTGACCAAATGGTCGCAGTCTCTATCTCTGAGGATATGGAGCCTGGGGGCGAAGTTGGCCAACGAACAACCGTCGGGGACGATAGGAGCAAGATGAAGAAGATCGAACGTCGTACCTACACAGTGCGAAACGTGGAGACACGAAAAGAGGACGACGGCAAAATGCGCTTGTCGGGCTACGCTGCTGTGTTTAATAACGCAAGCGTGCCGCTACCTTTCATCGAGTACATCGCACCTGGCGCTTTTCGTAAAACCCTAAGCGAGACTCCTGATGTGCGCTTGTTAATCAACCATGAAGGCTTGCCGCTGGCACGCACTAAGAATGGCACACTTACTTTAACCGAGGACGAGGTCGGCTTGCGATTTGACGCAGAGCTGCCTGACACAAACGAAGCTCGAGATCTTTACACACTCATTGAGCGAGGCGACGTCGATCAGATGAGCTTTGCCTTCCGCGTGATACGACAGAAGTTTAACAAAGACCGCAGCGAGCGCACTCTTACCGAAGTGTCATTGTCTGACGGAGATGTCAGTGTTGTCACCTACCCAGCTTATCCAACGACAACGGTTGAGGCACGTGAGCATTTGGCTCGGGCGATTCAAGCCGTCAAAGAGGGCCGTGAGATTTCAGGCGAATCACTTATCGTTTTGCAAAGCGTTTTTGAAAAGATGTCTGAAGGCCATGACTACGTCATGGAAGCTGTCGAGATGATGGCCGCATTAGTGGGCGCCCAAGAGGGGCCAGTTGAGGACGAAGCCGCAGTCAATGAGGACGAGGACGAGCTTGAAGACATCATGGAGACCGAAGCCGCGACACCGCGCTCGATCTCACTTCGTCTTGCAAAAGCCATAGTTAACAGCACAAAATAAGATTCTGCTGGCAAGTTGCTAGCAGATACCGAAGTCGGAGCGAGACTCACACCCTAAAAGCGCCGTGAGCACAGTCGCCACCACCTCGATTTCAAACTCATAAGGAGCAGAATACAATGTCATACCTTGACAAAGTAATCGAGCGCCGTGATGCAGTTAAGGCAGAAATGGATGCAGTTCTTGAAGCAGTTGCTGAAGAGAACCGCACCGACCTTACTGCAGAGGAGACCGAGAAGGTTGACGCTCTCGTAGAAGAGTCACGTTCACTCGATACAAAGATCGAAAAGTTAAAGACACAGGCAGACGCAGACAATAAGGCTGCAGAAGCACGTGCATCAGTTGCACCAGCTGCAACACCAGCATCTACAAGCATCAAGGTCGTGTCAGAAGCACGCACCTATTCACAAGGTTCTGAGAACTCATTCGTACGCGATGCATTCAATGCACAAGTACGCAACGACTTCGCAGCATCTGAGCGCCTTGCTCGCCACATGAAAGAGGAAGCCATTGAGCGCCGCGATGTCGGCACTTCAGCTTTCGCTGGCTTAGTGGTCCCTCAATATCTCATCGAACTAGCCGCACCATTAGCTCGAAGCGGCAGACCGACTGCAGATTTCGCAACCAACAAGATGACCTTGCCAACAGCTGGTATGAAGTTGGAAATATCCCGTATGACCACAGGGTCTTCAACTGCGATTCAGGCAACTGAAAATGCAGCTGTCAGCGAGACTGACGTTGATGACACACTGTTAACTGTTGACGTGCGTACAATCGCTGGACAACAGGACCTCAGCCGCCAAGCGATCGAGCGCGGAACTGGCATCGACACTTTCGTCGTAGCAGATCTAGTTCGTTCATGGCACACAACTCTTGATGACCAGATTCTAAATGGAGCTGGCACTTCAGGAACAATGAAGGGCATTCGCAACTCAGGCGGTAACGCAGTTACTTTCACATCAACTGCACCAACTGTTGCGCTCCTTTACCCAAAGCTTGCTGATGCGTTGCAGAAAGTACAAAGCAACGTTTTCACAACACCAACACACTGGATTATGCACCCACGTCGTCTAGCATTTTTGCTAGCAGGCGTTGACAGTTCAAATCGTCCATTGGTAGTTCCTTCAGCAAACGGCGTAATGAATGCCGTTGCAACTGGAGCTGGTGCTGCACAGTACGCAAACACAGGCTATCAATTGCTTGGACTTCCAATCATCACAGATGCAAGTGTAGGCACAACCTACGGCACAGGCACAAACCAAGACGAAATCTACTTGGTTGACAGCCGTGAAATGCACCTATGGGAGCAACCAGGTACACCGTTCGCACTACGCTTTGATGCAACTGCCCCAGGCAACTTGACTATCAAGACCGTAGTTTACGGATACGCAGCGTTCACCGCAGAGCGTTATCCACTAGCCGCTTCCATCATCTCAGGAACAGGCTTAACAGCACCGACCTTCTAGTCTGAAGGCACGGCACTAAAGTACAAGTGCAAGGCAAGTGGGACTCCCCCGACTCACTTGCCTTGCACCTCTTAGGGGGAGAGTATGAAAGCAAGCCATAAAGTATCTATCGGGGTCTGTGACCCTGGCATGGTGAACGGCGATTTCGCCTTTCGCATGATTCAACTTGCACAATCGCGGTCTTCTAGACTCGGTCCGTTTGTGCGCACCAAAGGCTCGGGTTTGCTTAGCAAGTTGCGCAACCGAGTAGTTAAGTCTTTTCTCGACGACACCAACTCCGATTGGCTTTTGCTGATCGACGCTGACGAACAACTGTCGTTGCAAGCATTCGACCAGCTTATCAACACTGCACACGACAAAGAGCGACCAGTAATAGCGGGCCTGTACTTTGGGGCTTGGGACGCCAACACAAACCTTTACCCTGTGCCCGTGCCATTAATATTTAAAGACACACCCAAGGGCTTTACACCCCTCAACGATTACCAGCGCAACTCGATCTTTGAGGTTGACGCTTGCGGAACTGGGTGCATGCTTATTCATCGCAGCGTGCTTGAAAAAATGCGCGAAGCTGCAGACCCAAATCAAGGCACCGACTGGTGCTGGTTTTGGGACGGGCCTATCAATGGCGAGTGGATAAGTGAAGATCTGCTTTTTTGCCGCAGGATTAGACAACTGGGCTTTCCGATCTACGCAAACACCGCGGCTATCTTGCCGCACCAAAAGACTTACTGGCTTGACGAGAGGCACCACATTGACAGGCAGCTCAACAAAGACAGCTAGAGAAAAGGACACAACGTGGCTCTAACCAACTGCTATTGCACCCTGTCTGATCTGAAGACCTCACTCGCAATCGAGGACATTCAAGACGACACTGGGCTTGAAGCTGCGATTTTGACTGCTAGCCGCATGATTGATGACTACACAGGCAGATTCTTTTACCGAGATGGCACCACAGCAGCGCCTGTGACTCGCTACTACACACCCGACAGCTGGTACATTACCAACTTAGACGATTTTGTCTCTCTTAATCAAATCGCGCTAGACGACGATTTTGACCAAACCTACACTACCATTCTTGCGACTAGCGATTACTTAATCGACCCAGTCAACAACGCACGGCGCGGTTGGCCATACACTCGCATTACCGCTATCGACCGCTACATTTTTCCTTATGCTTATCCGCAATCGGTTCGAGTCCAAGCCGTTTGGGGCTGGCCCTCAATTCCAGCCGAAATCGCTATGGCGACCAAGATTCAAGCTTCACGCCTTTTCATTCGCCGTCAATCTCCGTTCGGTATTGCAGGCACTCCTGAGCTCGGCACAGTTCGTCTGACGTCTCGGCTTGACCCAGATGTTGAAGCCTTAATCCGCCCGTTTAAAAAGATGAACGGTCTAGTGGCGTGATTCCAAGTGAGATCAGAGAAGGCCTCAAAAAGAATCTCAGCGACATTGATGGGCTTCGGTGCTACGACCAAGTCCCTGATGTCATCGTTCCACCATGCGCAATCGTTGGGCAACTCGATTTCACTTTCGATCTGAACAACGCCCGCGGCCTCGACCAGTCGAATCTTGATGTGTTTGTTATCGTTCAGCGCTTTTCGGAGCGTACTGGACAGGACAAGTTAGACAAGTATCTAGCTGGTTCGGGCGACTACTCAATCAAGGCGGCCATCGAGTCAGACCGAACTTTGGGCGGTGCTTGCAACACTTTGCGAGTCACTTCAGCAGAGTCTGGTACTTTCCAAATGGGCGATATTGACTACCTGTCTTATCGTTATCGAATCACTGTATGGGGTCAAGGAGACTAACCATGAATTACACCATCGCCTCGGACACTCTCGAGGTCGGCACCAAGAAAAAAGGCGACCAAATCGCTACTAAAGAATTGCTCGAAGCTGGATGCGACATCGCTGCGCTTGTTAGCGGTGGACATCTTTCTAGCAATAGCCCAACTAAGCCACAAGCAGAAGGAGCCGCAGAATAATGGCCCGATTAGTCCTAACAAATGCATATATCACAATCAACTCAGTGAACCTGAGTGATCACATCGCAAGCGTCACATTAACAACAAATGACGACGTTGTTGAGACGACTGCTTTTGGTTCAACCGCACGCACTCGCATTGGCGGCCTTGGAGACAACTCAGTAGCACTTGAGTTCCACCAAGACTACGCGACTAGCAACGTTGAAGCAACAATCTACCCACTGCTTGGTGCAACCACTGCAGTAGTAGTCAAGCCAAACGGCACAACAACAGCAGCAGACAACCCATCTTACAGCTTCACTGCCTTGGTTTCCGAATGGACTCCTTTGAATGGTGCTGTCGGCGAGTTAGCCACTGCTAGCGTTACCTGGCCAATCAGCGGCGAGGTTACAAAGGCGGTCTCATAGTGGCACGCATAGTCCTCACAAACGTTGCCGTCACTTTCGGCACCACAGACATTTCAAGCTACGTCACTTCGGTGACGCTTGGCTCAAACTACGACGTAGTCGAGACAACAGCCTTCGGCAATACCGCACGCACCCGCGTTGCAGGCCTTGCGGACAACAGCGTAAACTTCGAGTTCAATCAGGACTACGCAGCGAGCGCTCTAGAGGCGACTATTTACCCAACACTTGGCACAGGAGTCTCGATTACTGTGCGTCCAGTTGCGGGCTCCTCTCCAGCTTACAGTTTTACTGCTTTGGTCTCCGAATGGACTCCGCTCAATGGAGCCGTCGGCGAGCTTGCAACCGCTTCGGTCACCTGGCCGATCAGCGGCGTTATTACAAAGTCATAACCTAACAAGGGGGAACAAATGGACGGCTTATCAATCAAGGTTAAAACCACAGACGGCCTCGAGGCATCATACAGATTGACTCCTCGAGTCATCGTGGCATTCGAACAACAGTACGGCAAAGGAATGCCGAAGTTGCTGGGCGAGGAACAAAAGATCGAGCACGTTTACTGGTTGGCCTGGAAGTCGATGCAAACCAACGGAGTTATTGTAAAGCCATGGGGCCCCGAGTTCTTGGACACCGTGGTGTCGGCAGAACTGGACTCTGACGCGTCTTTCGAATCCACCGAGATAGCTTAACGTACACAGTCGCCGCTATCTCGGTGGAGACTGGCATCTCTCCGATCGATTTGCTTGATGCCCCCGAGGGGGTACTTGAAGCAATAACAGTTTACCTGAAAGAGCGGGCGAAAAAACATGGCTGAAGCTGAAAGTGATATTATCCTCATAGGAATTGAGGAGACTCTTGCTTCGTTAAAGGCATTCGACAAAACCGCAGTCAAGAACTTCAATGCAGTCATCAACTCGGTGCTCTCTGATGCAGAACGGGCAGCGCGTGGTTTCGTGAAATCCGAGCCGCCTATGAGAGGCTGGAAAACGACTGAGCCGCTTAGGCCTAAAAAATCCACCCGTGGTGGTGCTGGCTGGCCGCCTTACAACCAAGGCGTGATTCAGCAAGGCATTCGCAAAACGAAAGCACAAGGCAAAGTCCGAAAAGACTACACGACTAGCGCTGGTGCGCTTATCAATGAGTCTGCAGCTGGTGCAATCATCGAAGTTGCAGGCCGCAAATCGGGTGGCACAGGTAGTGGCATTCAGTTTATTCGTAATCTAACCGACGAGATCAAAAACCCGTCGCGTTTGATTTGGCGTGCTGTTGATGAACGCAAGAGATCTGCACAGATGAAGACCTTGGCAGCACTAGACGACGCGAAAGCCATCTTACAAAAGAACTTAGACAGAGAGCGAGAATAGAACATGGCAGTTGGGGCAGTAATCGCTCGCATTCTCACCCAGTATTCAGACAAAGGCACAAAAGCCGCTGTCAAAGACATTTCAAGAATGGAAAAGCAGTTCGGCAAGTTCGCAAATAAAGCAGCAAAGTCTTTCGGCTTAGCAGCTCTTGCGGCTGGTGCTTTTGCAGTTAAGTTGGGCAAGGACTCAGTTCAAGCGGCAATCCGCGCAGAGGCCGAGCAAAACAGACTCAACCAGATCTTGCTTACCACAAACGGCGCAACAGCCGAGCAAGTAAAGATTTTAAATGCACAAGCCGAAGCACTCGAAAAAGTCGGTGTGGTCTCTGCTGGCAACGTCTCTGTTGTGCAGTCCCAACTTGCGACTTTCGATTTGCAGGCCTCGTCTATCCAGGCGTTGACACCTGCAATCCTCGATTATGTAACAGCTGAAAAGGGCGCGACTGCGTCTGCTGACCAGTTCAAGACCATGACAAACGGCTTGGCGCAAGCTCTCAACGGTCAATTCGGCGCTTTAACTAGGGCTGGCTTCGTTTTAGACGAGCAAACCAAGAAGTTGATTTCAAACGGCACAGAAGCTGAGCGCTCTGCAGCCATCGTCAAAGTGCTCAACTCGACTTACAAGGGTTTCAATGAAGAGTTACGCAAGACTCCTGAGGGCGCGATTATCGCACTGAAAAACTCCTTCGAGAGTATTAGAACAACAATCGGCAAGGCGCTTTTGCCTGCCTTGGTTCAGTTCGTAGATTATTTACAAAAAGACATACTCCCACTACTTCAGAAGTGGGTTGAACTCAATGGTCAGAAGTTGGCCGCAGCCTTCCAGCTAGCAATTAGTTATGGCATAGCATTTGGCAAGTTGATGTTTGAGATCTTCTCATTCGTAGCCCGCAACACTAAAGTGTTCGTCACCCTTGGCGCAGTCATCGCAGCCGCTTTCTTTGGCGCAAAAACCGCAGCAGCCGTGGCAGGTCTTATCAAAGGCGTGCAGGCGATTATTAAAGTAATGAAAGCTCTGCGCACTGTTTCACTTGCATCGGCCGCAGCCACCGCGCTTGCGACTGGCGGTATTTCAGCCGCCGCAGGAGCAGCCGCTTTTGGAGTGGCCCTCGTCGGTATCGGCATCGCTGCCAACAAGTTTAATAAGGACTCTGACAAGGCCGCAGACGCTATGGGCAAGTTTAAGTTCGACATGAAGGGCGTTAAAGAAGAGACCATCAAGTACAACGCGGCCCTTGACAAGTCAGCAAGCAAACAAGACGAACTCAACAAAAAGAACAAAGCGCTGAAAGGCATGGACGACCCAATCACTAGGGAAGCCGTCCGTTTGAACTTGCTAAAGCAGAAGAGGCTTGGCATCTCTAGCCCGACCATCTCACTGCTAGCTTCTGCTGGTCACGGCAATATTGCAAAAAACACCACCATGAACGGGGGTAACATCACGGTGAACGTAGCTGGCTCTGTGGTCTCACAAGGAGACCTCGTCAATGGAATCAAGAACGGCCTCGCCACTTTAATGCGCCGTCGTGCTGGTAGTCAGTTTGCGGTGCTCTGATGCCAGCGAATGCACCAACACTCACAGTTGCATTCGGCATTGGTGGCTCATTCACTAACGTCAGCGCAGATCTGCTTCTCGAAGTAAACATTCGCCGCGGGCGCCAGTACCAAAACGACTTTCTAGAATCTGGCACTGCGGACGTTGTGCTTAACAACCAATCGGGAGCCTTCGACCCAAGCAACACCTCAAGCCCGTGGTACAACGTGTTGGTGGCTGGCATGCAGGTTCGCATCACAGGCAACGCAACCGTCATTTACACTGGTTTTCTAGAGGACAATGCAGTAAACCAAGGCATCTACCCGACCGTCTCTTTGACCTTCGTTGATGGCTTGGCACAGATCGCCAAAGCGATAGCGCCTGCCCTTGCAACCAGCTCTTTCCAAGAGGCTGCGAATGTTCGTGCTGCTCGCGCTCTTGACCTCGCTGACTGGTCTGCGACTGCCCGCAGTCTAACAGGCACCACTGTCATGCAAAAGACAAAACAAAACATGAGCTGCCTCGAGATGCTCGAGCAGTGTGCAAACTGCGTCGGGGGTCGTTTTTACGTCAGCCGCACAGGAGTAGCCACACTCGTCGATATCGCAGACAAGTTCACTCGCCCAACCAGGCTCCTTTTTTCAGACCAAGGCGACGCCAACAGTGTGGGCTATGACGGCATCATCACCAACCCTGGCACAGACTATGTTTATAACGAGGCCATCGTTTTCAGGGGTCCAAAAAAGACTCAAAAGACAGCCCGCTACACTTCAAGTGTTTCGACTTACGGTCTAAAGTCCAAAAAGCTCGACGCTCCGATCTTTAGTGAGACCAGCGCTGCCAACCTTGCGCTCTACGCTGCCCGCAAAGACTCAGATGCTGTGGTTTTGGCTGAGCAGATCGACTTCACGGCTATCGGTATCGGCGCACTTGCTACCGACATGCTAGAGACTGAACTGAACGACTTGGTCCAAGTCAAGCGCGAGACTTATGATGGTCGCTTTATCACTATCAACTGCGTGGTTGAGGGGCTTGCCCACTCCATCACCGCCGACAACTGGCGCGTCAGCTATTTCACCTCAGTAGTTGACCCTTACACGATTACACTCTAGGGGGAGCGATGCCACTTTGTCCACAAATCACAATCACGCCAGTCACAGTAACCTCAACTGGCATGACTCAGACTTCTATCATTCCAATCGTGGCAGCCACAACCGAGGAGACCGACGAACTCCAAGTCGAGATTGATTCGATTGAAGCCTCTGTTAACGGCAAGAACCACATCTACCGACAAGCAACAGCCCCTGACGGCTCCGTTTTCCCGCTAACTGAGGGCGATGTTTGGTTCGATACAGACGACGGCAACAAGCAATATTACTGGACTGGCACAGCCTGGGTCTCAGTGCAAGACGCTGGTATCGCTGCAGCAGAAGCTGGAGCAGCGGCGGCAACTGCAGCAGCAGCAGCAGCAACGGCTGCAGCAGCGTCTGCAACAGCAGCAGCGGCAGCAGCGGCAGCAGCCGCAACAGCAGCACAGACCACGGCAGACGGCAAAAACAAGGTTTACAGGCAAGCAACCGTCCCAACAACTGGACCTTTTGTGAATGGCGACCTTTGGTTCGATACAGACGCTGACAACAAAACCTACAGGTATAGCGCAGCTTCTACGTCTTCAATCGATCTTAAGAGCTTAACCAGCAACGTAGCAACGCTAAGAACTACCGCTGCCCATTTGTTTGTGCCTGGGCAGCCCGTGAGCATCTCTGGTGTTGGTGCACCGTTCGATGGTTCATACACGATTAGCACCGTGCCAACCACCACTACCTTTACCTACGCAAGGACTAACAGCGATATTTCGTCTGCCGCTGTGAGTCCTGTTGGAAGTGCCACAAGCACAGCTGGGTTCTACGAAGTTCTCTACGGCAACGACTCACTTGCGAACTTGTCGGCAAACAAACTCACATCGGGTTCTATCGACGCAGGCGTTATCACAGTCTCAAACCTCAACGCTGGCAATATCTCGACTGGTGTTTTGAATGCAGACCGCATACAAGCCGCAAGCATCACGGGTGCGAAGTTGGTTGCGGGCACGATTGAAGCAGTTTCGATTGCGGCAGGCACTATCACTGGTGCAAAGCTTGCCGTCGGCACTATTGAGGCGGTCTCAATCGCCGCAGGCACTATCACTGGCACCAAAATAGCCGCTGGCACAATCACTGCAAGCAACATCGCAGTTGCCACAATCACTGCAGACCAAATCGCAGGCGGCACAATTACCGCGGCCGAAATCGCAGCCAACACAATCACTGCAGCTGAAATTGAAGCAGGCTCCATCACTGTTGACCGCTTGACCGCGGGCACTCTCACTGCTTTTACCCTTCGCACTTCATCAGGCGCTCGTCGCGTCCAAGTAGACGCAAGCACAAACTCAATCCGTTTTATGGAGTCCAGCACCTTCGTGGGCGCTATAGGCCCCGCTTCTACCGATGGCATCGTTATTCACTACGGTTCAACTTTTAATCCAAACGTTACGACTTACCCGTTGGCTTATGTGAGTTCTAGTTCGGTCATTATAGCGCAGGCAGCTGCCAAGTATGTAGAAGTAAGTTCCACGGGTGTGGTCATGAACGGCAACGTTTATACCTTGGACGCTTTTTACAACCAAGACCCATCAACTAGCGCAAACGCCGCTAACACCCGCATGGACACAGACGGCCGCACAAGACGCAGCACCGCTTCCAGCGCTCGCTTCAAAGAGGAGATCGTCAGCCTCTCAACAGTAGCAGATCTTGACCCGAGCAAGTTGCTGACCTTACCAATTAGAGCGTTTAAGTTCAAATCCGACTACCTAGACGTTACAGACAACAGATCTGGCATGGTAGTGCCAGGGTTAATCGCGGAAGAGGTCGCAGAACATTACCCAATCGCCGCCGACCGCGACAACGACGGAGTGGTTGAGAACTGGAACGAGCGTTTCGTTATTCCAGGCATGCTGGCACTAATTCAAGATTTACACGCACGTGTAGAGTCGCTCGAGGGGGGCACCAATGGATAACAATACAGAACTCGACATCAACGTCGTCATCGCAGCACTAAGAGAGCAGATCGGTCTGCTAGCACTGGACAAAGCGATGCTGACTGCGAGAATCGGAGATCTCGAAAAAGCACTCAAGGAGAAGAATGACCGTGAATGACTGGGCTGCACTAATACTCGCAGTCATATCAATACTAGGCTCATTTGTTATAGCTGTGCGCTGGCTTGTTAAGCATTTCCTTAACGAGTTGAAGCCGAACGGTGGTTCAAGCCTCAAAGACTCTGTCACAAGACTCGAGAGCCAAATGGAACTCGTTATCAAGATGCTTACTAAAGGGGAGAAAAATGAAAAGTCTAACAGAATCCGCTGATAGTTACGTCGGCTACACCGAAGGCAAGAACAACGACACTAGCTTCGGCAAGTGGTTTGGGCTTAACAACCAGCCTTGGTGCGCTATGGCGGCATCAAAGATCTACCACGAAGCGGGCTTAATTAACACTGTTGCTCCAAAGAACAAGCCAAAAGGCTTCGCTTCTTGCGACGAGTGGCTTAAGCATCTAACCAAGAACAACCAACTGGTTCCAATCGGACAAGCACAGCGCGGAGACTTGGTCTTTTTCCAGTTCGATGATGACGCACAGCCTGATCACGTCGGCATTGTTCGCTGGCACAACACGACGCTGAAGTACATGAACGTTTGGGAAGGCAACACTTCGAGTGGCAAAGTTGGAAGCCAGTCAAATGGCGACGGCTTTTACATCAAGAAGCGCAGTTATAGCACCATCATGGCAATCGCTAGACCTAAAAAAGGAGCATAATGAACAAGTACACCGTCCCCCCAGTCGTCAAAACCTACCTCAGAGCAGCCGCAGCGGCAGTTGCCGCCCTATTTTTAGCCGACCCAAACCGCCCCCTTCGGGACTACGCGGCCGCGGGACTCGCAGCTATCCTTGGACCTATCATCAAGGCGATTGACCCTAAAGAGAAGCAGTTCGGAATGGGCTCCGACGAGTTCGAGGCGAATAAGAACGTAGCCGAGTAACCAGCCTTTACCACGACCCCCACCACTGGCACCCCCAGCGGTGGGGGTCTTTTTTTGTATTTGCGTGTCGTATTGACAGCGTAATTACGGGTGTGGTTTACTTGTCCTACAAGCTCAGGAAGGGGCTAAAATGACAAGCAACGACTACTACACAAAGTACTACGGAGATCTCGTCGGTGCGACGATTCT